TATCCCAAGAGGCCCCCACCACCACCACCGCCAGCACCACCCGTCTGGTTAGCTCCACTCGACGGAATCCCTGTACGGCTCTGCAGATAGGCTCCGAGGAACGAACCTAGGTCACGACGTAGAGGGCGGATCGACTTAGGGATCTGTGGGCGGCTACTAGATTGCGACTCCGACCTATCCGATCCGATGTTCATAGCTGCGGCCTCCATAGCGCGTAGATCAAGAGGTCCATCGGCTTTCCACCCCAGAAAGCCTCAAGAGGAAGCGCTCCAACCCGTGTGAACCCCGCGCCCTCGATGATGCGAATCGTATCCGAGTGCCATACAGGAACGCGAGCCTGGATAACACCCAACTCAAGATGTTGCAGGAGCGCCAGCATCAAGGCCTTGAAGCTCTCAATAGCTGGGGCCGGCTCCGTGACACTCCACTTTGCTCCGTGGACACGAGCTGATCCATTTCGGTAGGGCTGCTCGACGATGGCGTAGCCGTTTTGGCTCTCAAAGACCAGGGAACGCGCCAGCAACATCGAGAAGTCGTCTACGGTGTGACCGTCGTGAAACGCGGGTACGTAGGCACTCAGGAGACGACTGAACGCGTAGGGAGACAGGTTTACACGCATCGACCAACCGGGGATAACCGTCTCGACGCACCCCGACGAGTCAATCGAGTTCAGAGAAGGATCCAACAAGATATTCCCAAGCTCGGGCTCAGTACCCACACGGCCTCCTTACACGAGGTTGTACGCCTGCAAGGCGTTGATCAGATCGGTCAGCTTGCTGTGGAGATTGGAGATGTCGGTCGCGGTTGTACCGGTAAGGGCTACGGGATCCGTGACTGCCTGCCTGACAGCTCCGGTACCATCGAAGAAGCCCAGGGTGTCGCCACTGAGGCCGATCTTGACGGTACCGGGTGTGGGGTTGGTCGTCGAGCCGATAATGAGGTCATCACCAGAGGCCGCCCCGCCATAGATCCCAAACGCGCCACCAGCATTCCGCCCAGTGATCGAGGACAGGCCATCCAAGTTTCCGTACAGGGTGAGGTTGACTACATCGTAGGAGCCACCACCCAGGTTCTCGCCGAAGATCATGTAACCCGTGGCTCCAGGCCTACGGATCATCAGCGTGTAGGCATAGGTCCCAGTGTTCTGGCCGACATGCCAGTCGTTCGCTCCTCCCTCGACCAGGAACTCGGCGTCGAAGAGCATGGCCTCGTCCTTGACGGTCAACAGGCCAGCGCCCAAGCCATCCCCGATCTGCCAGTTCCCATCTACGGTAATCGTCGCGGACGGATCGAAGGCCACCGTCATCGTGCTGTTCGGACCAGCATCCGTGAAGGTGATCCCGTTGCCAGCCTCGAGCTTCCGCTCAGCGGTCAACGAGGTGTTGTTGGTCATACAGACGTAGGTCGCGTTCGTAGGAGCGCCAGAGCCAAGCACCGTCAGGTCGATCAGATTGATCGCCCGGCGCAACTCCGTACACTCCTGGATCACCTGACGCGCGAGATCCGACGGCGACGAGAAGGTGAGAGAGATCGTGGGCGCGGGCGAGATCGACATCAGCGGAACTCCCCTCTAGGCAGATACCAGAACTCGATCCCCGTGATCTGAATCGTTCCAATCGGAACAGACTCCTTGTTGTTAGTCACGGAAAGGATCAAACGGTGATAGTCGCCAGTGATGGGTCGGTTGAACCGGAACGTTGCGCGCTTGCCAACACCACTCACCAGAGTCGTCGACGACGAGCCAATCTTCGTTGCACCAAAGTCCGTCGACACTTCGACACCCAGGGAAGCTCCACCAACTGTGCAGTCGTATTGCATGACAACTCGATACAGCGTGGACTGCCCCTCTTCGTGTAAACGAAAGTCCTTGGTGTGTACCTCGTTGCTGATAGAAGAGTTTGGAGACCCGTGATCAGCCAACCCTTGAGAAAAGCCAAAGACCCTCCAGTCTGTGCTGTAGGTGTAAGTGCTGGCTACGATAGCTGTCGGAACAGAGGAACTTCCGACGTACTCACCCAGGGTCTTCGTCGCGTGAGGAGAGTCCGAGATCTTCGCCGTCCCGTAGTCGTCGAGACCTGGTGGAGGACTTCCAGCGTCCGTGATTAGGGAGGCCGTGATCGCCGTGGGATACTCCTCGATCCACCACTTGTCCTCTAGGTAGTTGTACACGTAGGTACGAACACCGTAGGTTGTCTCCGACGGACGACTGCTATTCGCGCCTGGGACCGCGCAGTAGTAGTGACCAAGCTCGGGGCGGACCCACGAGACGCACTGGCGATAGTTAGCCCAGTTGATGCGTGACCCAGCGTTCCCGGGGTAGAACACATCGCGTTGGATACGCGTACCTAGCGGAGCTACCTGTGTACCCTCCATCACGTAGAAGTCATCACGACCCAGGAAGACTAGCCTGGTTGGCGAAATCGCCTGGACAGATCCACCCGAGAAGCACCCCGTACGAAGAGAGTACGGAAAGTTGAACGGTTGGTTGATGTCTCCAGTCTCGATCCCGATGATGATCGAGTCCTCCTTGAAGACAACGAGGAGGTGATCCAGCTTGGATAGGCCGACGATGAAGCCAGGGGAATCGGCGAAGTCTACTGCCCCAGCTCCGGTGCCGTTAGTGGAGTCCCAGTCAGTGAAGTCTGAGTCAGCGCACCAACGAAGACGCTGTGGATGCGCCACGGTAGCTTCAGTGTTGTTGGCGATCATCACGCGGCCGGCGTAACCAAGCACGAACTTCCCGATGAGGTTGTTACCACCAACTCCACCAGTGTCGGCGCCAGTCGCGGTCCAAACGGCATTACCTGTGCCAGTCCAACTGATCAACTCGTTCATACCGTTACAGGCGAAGTAAGTGTCCAGAACAAACGCGCTCGTCCAGGGGGCAGTGTTGTTACCTGAGGTGAATACACCACTCCCGGTGCGCTCGGTCATGGTGGTACCGTCGAACGAGAAGAGCCTGTTCTTCGAGTGGAACAAGACATAGCGCGTGCCGGCGTTGAACTCAGCCAGGCCAAGTCCAATCCAAGGATCCGTGAGAACACCGCCAGCACCAGTCAGCTTCGTACCGAAGTCCGAGTACTCGACGAGACGCTCACGCAGCAAGAGACGCTCGAAGCGATGCGTCCAGTTCACAGAATGCGGAGACTCACCGTCCTGGATGGCAATCGAGTTCTTCGCGAGGTTCATGCCCCTTGCGTAGGGAGATGGACCAACGTGCTTGTGCTCGATGGCCATTACCAGTCCAACTCGATGACAACGTGGAACATCACGTAGTCTGATTGGGCCAGATTCGTATCAAGCCACAAGATCTCACCGCCTGTCACGGAGGCATTACTGATTACCTGCGTGTAACCCCACCGACTATTAGCCAACGACACGTAACCAAGAAGTGTCGTAGAAGTCGTGTTGGACTCAGCGGTTCCCGCTGCTGGATCTCCGGTGTAAACGGCACTGATCTTGTAGAAGATGTTGGTAGAGCTGCTCACGTTTTGACATGTGATGTACAGCTTTTTGATCGTGCCTGTGATACCGTGTGGCACCAGCGCGCGTGGCTCCTCGATGTACATGTTAGCCAAAGAGTTATTGGCTCTACCACTACCAGTAATGACTAGTAGCCGCTTTGGGCTAGCCGTTGTAAGCGCTGTATTGCCACCAAAGGTGGCCGTTCCAGAGGCGGTGATGTTTCCAGCAGCAACAGCAAGATTACCAACAGCGAGGCTTAGCCCGCCCGAAGCATTCAAAATCACCTGTGTATTCGTGATCTCGATGTTGCGAGTCGTGATCCCATCGTTCCAGACCGCCCAAGAGCTAGAACCGTAGTTGTGCGAGCCGGTGTAATGGACGCCGTCCTTCGAGTCAGTGCTTCCAACGGTGACCTTATGACCACCGTTTAGAAGACGCTCGCGTACGTTCTGGATAGACTCACCCGTACGCTCGTCGATATTCTGGATCTGGGTGTTGTTGTCCATCGAGGCATCGGTCCAGGCCCTCGTAATGGTTGTCGACATCGCTACCTCACAGAACCTGGACGGTGTCCGGGCTCATGACGAACTCGTCTGCGTAGACACTGGCCAAGCGTCTGAACACTGAGTTGTACTCGCTGGCTACGATCCGAGCCTTGTCTAGTTCATTGAGGTCCCTGAACATGCGCAAGACCGCCCCAATGACAACGACCTCATCGAGGTAGTCTGGTTGACTAGTTGCAGCTTGACCGGCTAGAAGTCCGGTCATCGAGCTACTCGTGGTCATAGGGGGCGGAAGTGATCGGTAGACAACCGTGAAGTCACCGTCCACGGATGGGGTAGGCCACCACTTCCATCCTTGGGTAGTGTTGTCCAGCCAGCAGTAGTGCGTCGGCTCACCAGTCATCGAGTGATCAACCTGTGCCCACTGACGGATCCCAAGACGTTCAATCTGATACTCTTGGGTATCATGGCGAACACTCAGTGGAACATACATCCTGGTGATGCTGCGGGGATTGAAGTAGTTGGTACCCACAGTGAAGCTATCCGCCCAGTTAGCAACGAGATCCTTGATGTAGAACTCCTTACTCGTCGCAAGCTGAAGGACCGCCCAGTTCAGACGGCGAAGGATCTGCGTCGTGAACACGTTACTCGTGTCCGCGATTCGGAAGGCTACCTCCTCAGCTAGTTCATCGCGCGTCAGAGACATGAAGCCTCCTAGATCGGAGGGAAGAACCGCTTGAGCCTCTTTGGGATTGGCGTCAGACCCATCGACGTCGTTCGACGCCCAGACTCACCGTAACCAAGATCGTCGAACCCATCGGGATGCACGAGCCGTCCGTCACGCCACTTTCCATCGTAGAGATGGAACAGGAAGCCCGTAACTGGGCATCGAAGGAGGGGCTGCCTCTTGTAAGGCAGCCCCTTGCAGCCCCTAGAACCCATTAAGCGCCCTTCGACCCGTACGTACCACGCGGATCGTGGAAGCCAACACCGTGACGAGACATCGACTCGACGACGGTATCCCAGTTTCCCTCGGAGTCACGAGTCTTCGTACGAAGGCCCATTCGACGGAAGAACTGAAGATCGGTGGTATCGCCGCACATGAACCACGCGTCGTTGTCCAGCAGGTACGCAGAGCTGATGATCTGCATCCCGTAACGGCTGGCCGCGTTCTGACGGTTGCCCTGAACATGGCCACTACCATCGGTGGTTGCTGTCCACGTTCCACTACCGTAGTTGCTCTTGAGGATCTCCCAGGCCAGCGGCTCGAGCTCGGGCGGAACCAGCATGTACTGCGGCTTGATGTTGATGAAGTCGCCTTCACGGCTTGGAGTGCGACGAAGAGTCGTCACCGCGTCCAGGAAGGTAAGAGAGCTGAGATCCGCCGCAGCGTAGTTGCTCCACGTTGTGGCAGAACGCGCAGGGAGAGCCGTCACGGTACCTGTGGTAGCGAACGCCGTGTTCTGCGCGTCCAGCGTGTGGGCGCTGCTGAACAACTCCTTCCCATCGTAGCCAGTACGCCACTGATTACTGGTAAGAAAGCCGGTGTTGAAGATGTTCGCACGGCTGATCTCTTCAGCCACACGATGCGAACGACCAACCGCCTTCATCGCCTTCATGATGATTGCGTACTGGTCGTCCTCGATGTCCTCGAAGATTCCACGAGTCGCGATAGCGAAGGTCGACATCGGGATCCGCTTTGGCGTCTCCACGATGATGTCCTTCACGATCATGTCTGCGCCACGAACCTTCTCGGGTGCCTGCGGAATGCCCGCGACACCAACCCACTCTTCGTAGGCCTTGGTAGTACTGTTCATGTTGAACAGCGTGCTGAGCTCGTTGATTTCCTCTTGCCACCCTTGGAAGAGGACTTTCTTCAAGCCCGCCTGGAAGAGTGTTCCAGCATTGATGACGGCCATGAGGTGTCCTCCTATTAAGCGCTGGACAAAACGCCAACGCCGAGACGCAGCGTAGCCTTAGCAACGAAAACCATGCGTGGATTGGTATCGCCAACAACTCCGTGTGTGGTCGCGTTTGGAACGACGCTCTGCGCACCAGTTGCTGATGTACCAGCCTCACTCAGGTAACGATTGATATTGAAGGTACCACTGCCAGTCAGCTCTGTAGCGAACCCGATGCCAACCCAGCCAGCGTCGCTGGCTACCGTCGCAGTACCAACAACCATCATGCAGCCAGCATTACCTGTGGTGCTTGCGGTCATCGCAACGTCCCAGACCGCTGTACGTGCAGCAGCAGCAGCAAACGTGAACTCGTACAGCATGCCAGGCAGAATCAACGTGACCGGGGTCAGCGTTCCAGAAGCAGGTGCTGTCCCATAGGCCACCTCATGGATGCCGATGACCGTGTTCACGTTTGCGTTACCAGCCGTGCCATGCGTTACCAAACCGGAAGCCTGACCGATTGCAAGGTCGCCAGCTACTCCCGTCTGTGCCGCATCGAGGGGGACGAACACAACAGGCGGCCCACCCTTGTCGCGCTCTACCCACGCATTGGGGCGTCTTGCAGGAATTGTCGCCATGTCTATCTCCTTACTCTTCGGTGATGTTCAGAACGTGTTCAACGAGCTTTGGCACCGTCTTCAGACCAAGCTCGTCGATGATCTTCTCGTTCCTGCTCGCGCGGTCAGCGTCGGTACGAGATCTGTTAGCAGCAGCTTTCTCCTGCTCGCGCATTCTGGATACTTCCCCTTTCCGCACGAGGAGTTGCATCTTATCCCGCTGCAGAGGACCACCGCTGACCTCGACCATCTCGCCATTGACGGGGTCAATCCGCCTTGTCACGGGATTTCGACGAACAGGAATGAAACCTGCTTGTTTGTTCTTGTGAGGGTTCGTACCGCCCCAGCTACCCCACCGGAAATCGAGATCCAGAGGGTTGCCGTCGTTGTCGAACCGGTCGACGTAGGCATCGACATTCAGGAACGTGCCATCAGGCATCCTACCTGGGGTTGTTCCGTACTTCTCAAAGAAGGTCTCGACAATCTCAGCGTAGGTCTCGCCTGGCTTCTTCTCGGCGTAGACGCTGTCCGGGACGGCGAACGCAGTGCGCATCGCATCACCCTCGACAGGCGGCGCCGGAGCCTCTTTCGGCTTGTTCTTGGAGCCCGGCGGCCGTCCCCTACGCTTCTGAACCTCAGCCTGCTCAGCCATTCCGGTCTCCCTTCTTGCTGACCGTTTCGAACCACTGATCGCTGTTGACATCACGATTGGCCAAGACGGCCAGCTCTTCCTTGGTCATCTCAACGCCAAGTTTCTTGAAGAACTGGACCTCCTCGTTACCGACCTGAGGACCCGTGTTAGCGCTCCGGACGGTGTCATTGACGGCGGGGGCCCGACTTGCTCTAGCAGCCTCCTCAGCCGCGTAACGCCGTCCCATCACTGCGTAGTAGGCCTCCTCGACGGCTCCGGGAGCAGCCTGCAGGTGCAGAGGAGCGCGATTCAGATAATCACGGACGTCGTCGGAGACTGTCCCAAAATTGGGCAGCGCTCTGGAGGCACGGTCGAACTCCATCGCCGCGAACCGGCGCATGTCGGCCTGTCTGTCCTGGGTGTAGGCCTGCTCGATCTGCCCAAAGACGCGCTCCAGACGCCTGTCGATGACCTTCTGAATATCTGGATCGATCTCGGGATCCGGTTCCTGAACAGCGGGCGGCTGGGGGTTGTATGGATTCTGAGCGGCCCACAATTCCTGCTGCCTACGCTGCTGCTGGACCATCTGGGTCATGGCTGTCGAATTGCGCTCGGCAGCCTCGGCAGCGAGTTTCGCCGCCTTGATAGCCTCAGCAACCGGATCTGGCTTCGGCTCGGGCTCCCCATCGGGGACTGTACCTTGTTCGTACGGATTTTCTGTCATCGTCTGCTCCTGCGGAAATTACCACGGTTACATTCGTTCGATACTCGGCGTAGGCACAACTGCTTGTTCTTTTGCAGTTTCTGCGGCCAACAGCGACTCCCGCATCAGAAACTCAGGTAGGCCGACGAGAAACTGAATCTCACTGAGGCGGGCCGCCGTTTGGGCCGCCTTGGGGTCCAAGTTGCAGCACTGGTTCTGCAGCAGCTTGGAGAGGTCCTGGAAGCGCTGGTTCTTCAGGTGACTCACTATCTCCGCCCATCCCGGGCTGTTCGTCAGCTCCCGGAGGTGCAAGAGCTTGCTGTAGCTGGAATCCTGGTCCTGGTCCTGGGGGCACACTGTTCATGATCCTCACGAAGTTGGGAAGCGACGCGGTTGTGTAGTTCTCACCGAACTTCTCGAGTAGAGACTTGATACGTAGATCACCATCGACGGCGATCTCGTCGATGAGAGCAACGATGGGAGCTGGTGTCTGTGGGTTGAAGCGTTGCATCGCTAGCTGGAGAAGATCCTGGTAGTAACCACGGATGAACTGGTTCTTGGTCATCTCCTCCTGCCGAGCAAGTTCACGTGTCGACGCGTCGCTCGAGAACGCGACCTGGATCGCTAGACGTTGGCGAATGTCGAGATTCTGACGCCCGAGAACTTCAACCAGGATGGCTCCTACAGGCCCAAGAACCTGGATGACGCGCATCATCGGCTTGTATTGGACGATCAGATCGACCATCTGCTGAAGCACGGCGTTCAGCGCCGCACGCAGATCACGAGTCACGTTGTCGAAGTACTGACCGCTCTCCTGCAACAGAGCCATCGTAGCGGTAGCCGTAGACTGACGACCTAGGGCCTGTGACTCACGACCTAGATTGTAGTCAGTCAACTTCGAGACCTTCTCTACGTTCTGAACTAGGATGTTGTACGTTTCGAACGCCGAGGGATAGACCTCGCCCATCTGCATAGGCGTGATGTCGTCCGCGCTACCACGTGGGATCTTCTTACCAGGCCAGATAACGTCGAGCTCTTGGGCAGCTCGGGAGTCCTCGGCAACGCTCCACAGGCGCGTGTTGGCCAGTGTTGCGTTGTCAAGCATCTGGTTGACGTTAGTCGAGACGGCCTCGTCCAGCGACTCCAAACGCTCGGGGATGCCCATCCCGTAGAGACGCTTCCGGCGCCTGATATAGCGAGCTACATGGTAGGGAAGCTGTCCATGTTTGTAGGGCCACGGGATGATACGAAAGATCTTGGATGGGTCGCTGAAAAGGTGGTCTACGAGGATCCTGGACTCGCGTCCGGTACCGTCAAGGTCGATGCGTAGCCAGGTCTCTGCGACATCCCACTCAGCTGTGTCGCCAGCGTTGTACGAGACACCCTCCACCGCGTCCTGCGATTCCTCGAGGAAACCGATCTCAGCATCACCACCACCAGCCTTTATTAGCTCCTTGATGGTCTTCTTGTCCCACCCGTAGGACTCACCGCGAGCAACGATCTCACCAGCGCGCAGGCGATACTTGTGCGTGATCCAGGGGATGCGCGTCAGATCTGGGTAGCCTGGCGGTACGAAGATGTCCTCCAGAGACGGCACCACCAGCTTGATGTTGTCGAACGAGGTATGGCGAACACGCGAGCCATCCCCGTAGTAATCGTCGGAGATCTCACTACACCAGATGACCTTGATGAACCCGGTGCCTAGCAGGCCGACCTCGTCGAACAGCTCGTCGATCATCTCGACGAAGTTGATGTCGCCGGCCTCCGAGATTTCGAAGGACAGGTACTGTTCGAGGAGCTCGGCAATGTCACGCCAGGTAATGGGTTGGCCGTTGTTTGGGTTGATGATCGGCTGGCCCATCTCGTCGATCACGGGGTCATTCGAGATCGCGGTGCCAACGATCATGCGTTTATCGGCGTGTAGAGCGTTCAAGATACGGCTCTTGATCGAGTCGAAACAGTAGGCCACCACCGGAACATGGACCGAGGCGGAACCCTGAAATGGATACTTCTTCTGGTGGGTCTTGGCCTCGTAGCGGTTAATACTCGCCGCCCAAACATCTTCACGAGAACTACGCGCTTCTCTGGCCGCCGGGATCTCTACCGAGAGGTACTTGGAGATCGTCTCCCGGCGCTTGTCAGTGATCGTCAGTGGCATATGGCCTCCCACGTTTTGACTGACGACCAACAATCCGTTCGTCAGGGAACTCCTTATAGCGGTTGTTCGCGCGCTTGACAGCGGCCGCGTCGGGCTCCGCGTGTACCGCAAAGTTGTCTAGCACCTGATCGTCCATCGTGTTGACTGGCTGGCCACAAGTGGGGCAGTAGAAGTACGGATCCATCAGTCGGTCCTTCCAAGATCCTCGAAGGGTGTATCGACAATGCACTTCATGCGGCGCTGCGCTGATACGAGCTGCGTCAACAAGAAGTTCGTGTGGCGCTGCTCCTTCCCTAGATACTCAAGGGCCTTCATCATCCCCTCGTGCCGTTCGCGCAGCAGTTCAGCTGCACTAGCCGCGACATCAGGAGCCTTACATGTAGCCCCATTCTTGTCTGTCCCGTTGTTCATCATCTTACCGATGCGCCAGAGAATCACGAACGTTCCTCCTGCCACAGCTAGACCTATCCCTACGGCTTCTCCAAGTTGCGTCGGGTCTATGGGCATAGGTATCAAGTCTCACGAGAAGTCCGTTTTGGAGCGTTTTAGCCAGCGGTACAGGGTTGTCCGTCAAGGCACGACGAAGGTGAAGGTGTTGTTGCTAGTCGTCCACTCCTCGAACTCGGGACCACGAACGATTGTCGCGACGATCTGATCTCCTCGCGCGAGTTGTCCCTGGACGATGGTTGGGCCATCAGCGTCCCAGAAGTAGTAGGTGCCGCAGTAGCACTTCATCAGGTCTTCAGGGCAGGTGTTGGTCTCACCGTTGTAGACCACCCCATCGCGCACTACGCCGTCAATGACCATCTGGCACGGCTCGCCCGCGGTGTCGCAGGTGAAGTTGTTGCATGATGGATTCCACAGCACGAGTTTGTGTGTGTGCCAGTTGCTCGACTCCCAGGTGTTCAGCGTGACCCCGGCTCGCTTGTGGATGTACCTGGCCCGGAACTGGAGTGGATAGTCCTCCGGGAGCGTCTTCCAGGCCGAAGCGATGGACAGTTGCGCTTCGATTTTTTTCACACCGGGGGAGACGGTCAGGACGCGCATACTCGTCACGCCCGCATCACCGTAAGAGAAGCCTTGGGACTGCGCGTGTGTCAGGGTCGGCAACATCAACAGCGACCCGAACAGCAGGAACCACAACCACACCTTGACGGGCCAGGGGCCGCCTGGATCGTCACTTCCCATTCCACCAAACAGGTTCATCTTCGCCTCCTTCAGGCCATTGACCCGTGGCGATCCATGTTTCGAACGGCGTCATGGCTCCCACACCTGTGTCCCGATGATCGTCAGCGGCAAGCTCCAGCCGCCGCAGGCCCCGAGGTTGTCGCACGCGCGCACGCGGTATGCGCGCTGCTCTCCGAGCGCCGGGAAGCAGGCGCCCTTGAAGGTGTACGGATTCGCCCAGGTCCAGGGCGCATGCAGCATCACCTCGCCGTCTCGCTGCCGAATCGTCGTCCACTCCACGCGCGAGGCGCAGTGCGTGCCGTCGGCCAGCGCGATCTCGTAGCGCGCGACCCGCTCGTCATCGGTCGCGGCATCCCAGGCGATGCGGCAGGCGACATCCTTCGGTTCGAGGCCCGAGCACAGCGTCTCGCCCTCGGCGTAGGCGAGCGGTGACGCCAACAACACGACCACGGCGAGCGCTCGCACGTTACAAGCCCCACACCTCAACGCCGACGGTCAGCGGATAGCTGACTTCGGTGTCCGCCGAGGTGTT